TGAGCATCATAATAATGCAACACTATGCTACCTCCAACCAGGTTCTTTTGCCATTAATAATTTTCCAAGTCATGCCTCTAACATAAGATTTTCCTCGTAATTTTTCTTTTTGTTCTTCTGTCCATTTCCATCCGGATGTTTTACGTATTTTTTTAAAAGTATCTTTACCTAAAGATCTTCTCCTTGCATGAGCTGATTTTTGTGCTTCACTCATTCTTAATTTACTCTCTATAGAATGTAATTTATTATTTCCACCGTTGCGTATATTAAATCCATTATCAATAGAATCAAATTTTTGTATGTATTGTTCTTCTAATAAATTAAGTTCTTTGATGTCTTTGGCATACTCTAAAATTTCCCAAGTAAATGCTTTGATGCCATATTTTCTAAGAGCATTATGAAAATGATAGGTTTTTTCAGAATATCTACTTTCAGCAATATGTTCTAGTCTTCTTTGATTAGGATCTTGTATAGATTGTCCAACATAACATCTTCCAGATTCAATGTGTGTCCATTTATATATGTGCATATTTTAATTGTCCGCCTGTGGTTTTAGAGCATCTGTTAGTGATTGTCTCTGTTGCACAGTTAGTCCATTAATTGTGTTTGTGCCTGACGAGTTAACAAACTGCGATTTAAATGTATTTTTTGTATCTGTGTTGCTCATAGTCAGTCTCACAGAATCTTCCACTTTCACCCATCTTACACCATCGTAACGGAATAATCTGTTGGGTAAGAAATCTGTTCGTAGGAAATAATCTCCTTTGTCCACGTTTGTGGTAGGAAAACTATTGCCAAATCCTGCAGGGTTTCCATTGGGTGGAACACCATCGCCATCGTAGTAGAACCCATAGTAGGATGATGCTGGTGTATCTATCACAGCATTCACATTTTTATCTGTGGCAATACTGTCACTTGAGTTTATATTATCTGTTCGTATATTGCCTCGCTCATCAATAGGAGCCACATAAAATTGTTTGTAGTTGAATCCTGATTTAGGAGCATCTAATTCTGCCTGTTGTACAATCGCAGTATTAATTTCTTTTTCTCTATTGTAGGTACTCATATAACTGGCCAGAGACCCTGTGGTTTCTGCATCTCCAAGAATATCTCTGAATTCTTGTGAGTCTACTAAAGTTTTTAATTTTAATCGTAACAGATGAGGCCACCATGTTGCGGAAAATCCTTCTGCGGCACGATTTACATCCTCTACCACATAAAATCTTTTAAGTGCAATAGGAATATTTTGATCCAATGAAAAGTCATCTTTCATATGAGGTAATTCTATCACATCACCTGACATGGGTTTTCTTCCAATTCGTTCCACAATATCGTTTAGATGCACAGTTAAGAATATAGTATCATTCTGCAGGAACATACCAAATTGTGATAGATTAAAATCTATGTCCTGTACGTTATAAATGCCTCGTACCACATAAACATCTGATGAATATTTTCGGTCTCTGTTCTCTAGGAACAGTAGATCTTGTATGGTAGTTTCTGATGTAGATCCTAAATAGTTGGGCTGAGTAGGAGAAGCCAATCCATCTTTGTTGGTAGCACCTTGATCATATGGTCCTATGTATTTGTGTAGGAAAATATCAGTACCACCCACAGTGAACATCTCTTTGATGTTACGATCAAAAAACTTGTAATCATTGCCTTTTTCTGGCTTGTAAATGGATAGTCTTGGCATATCACACATATTTATTGATAATGTCTATGCGGTAAATATGTGCATGTCAGAGTTACAAACAGGTCAACAAGAGATATATGAGTACGTTAAAACCAGCCTAGGAGATGGTATGGTTGAGGTGGAATTAGACCCAAAACACTACGAAACAGCACTGCAAAGGGCCACCAACAGATATCGTCAAAGATCATCCAATGCTGTGGAAGAGTCTTATGCTTTCCTTGAGTTGAAAGAGAATCAAAACAAGTACATCTTACCTGATGAAATTATCAACGTGAGAGAGTTGGGTAGAAGGACTGTGGGATCTCGTTCAGAGAGTGGACAGGGTGGTACACTGTTTGAACCTTTTAACCTTGCCTACACCAACACATATATGCTGAGAGCAGGTGCGGCAGGTGGACTAGCAACCTATTATGCTTTTGCAAGCTATCAAGAATTGGTAGGAAAAATGTTTGGATCATTCATTCAATTCCATTATGACAATGCTACAAAAACTTTAACCATCACACAAAAACCTCGAATAGACACAGAAATAGTGATCATGCACACAGATAATTATCGACCAGATATCACACTGTTCAAAGATATCTATTCTAAACCCTGGCTCAGAGATTACACTCTAGCAGTGTGTAAAACCATGTTGGGTGAAGCTCGAGGCAAGTTTAATACCATTGCAGGACCACAAGGTGGAACCACACTAAATGGTGATGCTCTGAAATCAGAAGGTCAGGCTGAAATGGAAAGATTAGATCAAGAAATCAACAACTATCAAGAAGGTGGAACCCCTTACAGTTTTGTTATTGGTTAATCTTTTTTATTATCATATAATTCACCCTCCGCACAGATTAAATAATCACGTAAATTAGGCACAGGAAAGGCACACAATTATGGCAACAAAACATTTCTCAAAACTCTCCATACTCTCATTTCGACAGATCAAACAATTGGTAATTGGACTAGAAGTTCTGGTAAAAGCAGGACCAGACTGGACGATCAATCGTTTTATACTGCGAGCAATCACTGAACTTAAAATAGAACTTGAAAAACGAATAAAAAACTGTTAAAATAAATCTATGCTTATAGGTTTGGTTGGTTTAATAGGTTCTGGCAAAGACACCGTTGCGGACAGACTGGTCACACAGCACAGTTTTAACAGAGACTCATTTGCAAAAAGTTTAAAAGATGCCACTGCTAGTATTTTTGGTTGGGACAGAGAATTGCTGGAAGGCAATACAAAAGAATCCAGAGAATGGAGAGAACGCACAGATATTTTTTGGAGCAAGAAATTTGGCAAGGAAATAACTCCGCGGTGGGTGCTACAATATTTTGGCACAGAAGTTTGTCGGGGTGGAATGTTGGATTCGATATGGGTAGACAGTCTAATTGCAAGATATCAAGGTAAGAACACTGTGATAAGTGATACTCGTTTTGTTAATGAGATTAAAACTATTCGAGATCACAGCGGCAAAATAATACTGATCAAAAGAGGAGAAGTACCCAGCAGAGAAGAAATGCAGGCATCAGGTGCTCATCAGTCTGAATGGGATTGGATTGGTTGTAAGTTTGATTATGTTATAGACAACAACAGTACATTTGAAGCATTAAATTCTCAAACAGACGACCTTATTCGTCGACTTCAAGATCACCAATAGACCACCCTAACTCTAGAGTGCTCTTTAAACGCTGACAATTAGCACACACAGTTTTTAAATTATAAACAGTGACATTAGTGAGATTTCCATCCACATGATACACATCCAACTGCTCACGCACTATTGCTTTGAAGCCACACAACTCACATCTAATTTTTTTCTTATAACCTGCCAATTGCCACTTGGCAACTCCTCCTACCTTCTGCTGATTCTTTTTACGAATACAGGCATCACATAGAGAACGCCAGTATATCTTTGCGCCTTTTCGATAGCCATATGCTCGAGGCCTGTTGTTGCAGGATTTACACAGTGGTCTTTTCATATGTGTGTATTTACGTGCCCTATATAGGTACCAAAAATTGCCAAGGTTTTGCCGGCTTTTACCGCAAACGCTATAAATACAATCAGTTACACTTGCAAGGAGAATTAAAAAATGGCATTAACATCACCAGGCGTAGAAGTTTCAGTAATAAACGAGAGTTTTTATGTACCGTCAGATGCGGGCACAACTCCTCTATTGATCGTTACTACAGCACAAAACAAATTAAATGGTGCCGGTACAGGCACAGCGGCAGGCACAACTTCTGCCAACGCAAACTCAGTTTATCTAATTTCATCTCAGAGAGAATTAACAGAAACTTTCGGAGATCCTACTTTTTACACAGATGCATCGAGCAATCCAATCAACGGTTATGAGTTGAATGAATACGGATTACAAGCGGCCTACTCATTTTTGGGTGTGGCTAATAGAGCATTTATATTAAGAGCCAACGTTGACCTAGCATCACTTGCAGGCAGTGCAACAGCACCAACAGCGTCTCCAACTAATGGAACTTATTGGTTTGATATTGCTTCTTCAGTGCCGGGATTATTTGAATGGTCTAAAGCAGATCAAGCATTCACAACAATTACACCAACTTACATCACATCAGTAGATCATTTAGTAGGAGGAGTATCCACAGGAGCTCCTAAAACTTCTATTGGTTCAATCGGTGACTATGCAATCAACACCACTCACGTTACTAACAAAACATATTACAAAACAGCGGCCAATGCTTGGATCCAGGTAGGATCAGCGGCTTGGTACACACTGCACGGATCAGCAGTTTTACATCAACAATCTGCTCACACAGACAGACCACTTTGGAAGTCTTCAGAGCAAGATGCGGCAACAGGTTCTATCTGGTTTAAAACAACCACTCCAAACTTTGGAGCGAGTGTTGCAGTTAAACTTTACTCATCATCTACAGCATCTTGGAACACTGTTAGTGCTCCTCTATATGCTACTAACCATTCAGCGATCTACGGATTAGATCCAGTTAATGGTGGAACCAGTCTATCAACTGGTGCTCTGTACACACAGTATAACGTAACAGAAGATTCAGTTAAAGACCAAGTTGGTGATACTTCTAGAGCTCTACAAGATTTCCAAATCTTTAGATTTGAGGGTGGTGCTACAACAATCACTTCAAATGATACTTCACCGTCTGTTACTTCCAGTCACACATTTAAAATCCAAGAAACTGTTAAAGCTTCTGGAGCATTGAGCTCAGCTGTTACAGTTACACTAGCAGGCACAGATGCAGATGCATTTGTTGCGGCAGTATCTGCGGCAGGATTAACGAACGTGAGTGCAACTAAACTTTCCACAGGTGCAATACAAATGACACACGCACTAGGCGGTGATTTTAGAATGTGGCAAGTTACAGGAACTGCTCTTGATGATGCAGGTTTTGGAACTGCAAACGGTCATGCATACGGAACATACACAGCAAACTCAACTACATTAGTGGACAACTTGTACGATGCTCCTGCAGGATACACAGAAGATTCTACAACTCCGGCAGATGTAATTGCGTCTAACTGGAAAAGATTATCTTACACTGCTTCAGTAGATGCACCAGCTAACGAACCAACAGATGGCACGTTATGGTACAACACAAACCTAGAAGCTGATATACTAGCTCACGATGGAACTAAATGGGATGGATACGTAAATGTGTATGCATCTACAGATCCAAATGGTCCTCAATTCTCAGCAACTAAACCTACCACACAATCAGATGGTACGGCTCTTGTTGCAAACGATTTATGGATTGACACTAGTGATTTAGAAAACTATCCAAAAATTTACAAATATGATACTGCATTAACTGATGGTGCTAACTTTGCGTTGATTGACAACACAGACCAAACCACAGAAAACGGTATAGTATTTGCGGATGCTAGATCCAACACAGCGGCGGCCAAATCAGACTCATCTTCAACAGGTGGGGCTCCAGTTGAGAGTTCTATTGTTGGTCTATTG